GGCTGCTGTAAGCCGGGAAATAGTTCCATTCGTTGCCCAATACGACCATGCGCAGCGGATACGCGTACAGCGCCCGCAGTAATGCACCCTGGTCCCGCCGCGCCCAGCGGCTCCATTCCGTTTGCCAAGCATCAAAAAACGCCTTGACATTTTCAGTCCGGGCAAATGCCCACACGCCGCCGTTCAACATGAGCGTATGCAGCGTGCCCAGGGTCAGTTCCGTTTCTACCAGCTCCGCCGTGTCATATTTGTGACGTGGCAATTGAGCGACATCTTCGCGCATCGGGTCTTTGCAGATCACGAACTCCCAGCCGTCGGCAATTAAATCAAAATAAAGTGCCACGTCAGGCGACGTAATCTCGGTGTCGGCGTCCAGGTACAGCACCGCGTCCCATTCCGGCGGCGTCAGCTCATACGCCATAAGTTTTACCGACCGGCCGCCGATGTCCATATCCGGCTGTTCGATGAAAATATCTTCGCCGCCGATGGGTTTGGCGGCCGCCAGTGCAACCGGGACGCCCGGCAGGTGTTTATGTGCGCTGGCTATCATGTCGGCAGCACATGCCCGTGCCGGATCGCCGAATGCTACGCAGTAGATGCCTCTATCCATTACCATCATCCTCACGGTAAATTTCCCTGAGCGATTGCAGCATTTCTTCCAAACCACACTTCAAACCTTCCAGGTGGATATGAGGAGGAAGAGGCATTTGTAATGCCGTCAGCAAATTCTCAGCCTTATCAACCAGCAGCCCGATCTCCTCATTTTTATCTGCGTTAATCTGCGTTAATCTGCGTCCCACTCTTCACCTTCCCGACGTATCCAGCCAACCATGCCAACGTTGCCGGCCCCGATCACCTTCACGTCAAACGGCCTGTGATTTTCTGCCAAATCGTTAAGCGCCTTGTAACTGCCGTCACTCGGCCGGTCACTGCCATCAGGTGAATAGTCATGAAAAATAATCAGGCCACCCGGTTTCAGTCGGTTGAAAAACTGCGCGTCATGCAGCACCACAGCGTACCGATGATCACCATCCACAAAAATCATGTCGTATTGGCCGCTGTCACCGTTGAAAAATTCCTCAGACGTTTGCTTGACTACTCGCACATTTGAGCGAATAGCCAAGTTTTTCACGGCTTTGTCATATTCGCCGTCCTTCGGGTTCAGTGTCGTAATTCGCGCCATTGGCGCTGCCGTTGCCATGACACATGCCGAGTAACCAACGGCCGTGCCGATTTCCAAAAAACGCGCCCCGGGCCGGTTATAGGTGTGCGCGTAGTAGGCCAGGATCGCGCCCTGGTATTGGGCCACCTGCCGCTTGATGTACGGGATATGTTTGCGCGTCCAGCCCAAAACCTTGTTCGCTTCCGGCCACGCCTTGCGCACGGCAACCCGTATATCCTCATCACGACCGCTTAGAATTTTTTCCATAGGTTCCTCGTTGATTCGTGCAAATGCCGCCCGGTGTCCTTCGCACCATGCCGTAATCGTGTACGGCTCTGTCGCGGCTCGCAGCGCCTCTCTGTCTACCGATTCGCGGAAAGTGATCGCGTCGGCAAATGCAGAATTTAGACCTTGTATGCTTGCCACGTCATAGCGATAGATTCCGTCAACGTCCGGCAGTTCGTCCAGCAGCCCCACGCTGCGCGGGGCGACGATGGACACGCCACAGGAAAGCGCCTCTAATGCGGGCATCGGGACGCCCTCAACGCGGCTGGTGATTGCCAGCACATCTAACGACTGGTAAAACGTAGGCATCTGTGCCCAGCTAAACCGCTGCGTCGCCACCGGCCAGCCGCGCCCGCTCGCCCGCCACTGTACGCCCGGCCACTTCCGTCCCACCAGCGCCCCGGCCAAATCCTGCCCTTTACGGCCGTTTCCATACGTATATCCGCTAAATCCGACTGTGAGAGCCGTTTTCCCGGCCAGTTTTCCGGCATTTGACGGAATTGTGAACCGTTCCCGCTCTACCGGCGGCGGAATTTGCGCCACAGGCCCACACGCTGCCAGCATGTCTCCGTACAGCCGTGCCGTCACGATGCGTAAATCGACCAGGCTGGCTACGGTGTCAAACAGCCGCGATTTCGGTCCGTTCACCGGGTTTTCTTCGCGGTGTGAAAAGTAGGCAGCGACGGGCCGATCCGGGAGCGGCTGCATAAAACTCCATTCAAGGTACACACTCAGGTAATATGCATCCATTCCCTTGATCGGCTTGTTGGAAATGTGCCAGCCAAGCCCGTCCGCTAAATAGCGGCTAAGTCTCGGAATGATCCGATCCTCGTTTGGATTCCTGACCAGCACATTTACATTCATTGTTTAGCTGCCCGATTCCAGATCAACTTCTACGAATGCCGTCGGTCGGATTACGCCGAATGCGGCGCGTAGTTCGGCCAAAACTGCCACCATGTTGCGGATGAAGAAATCCGAGTGAGAATCGCTTACAGACACGTTAGCCTGCTCCCGATCCCACAGTACCGCTTTGGCCCAATTACCCAGCCATCCCGTGCCCTGAGTTTGCAGGAACGATTGCGCTACCGGTACGCCCCACAGAGTACGCGGTCCCATTGCCATCGGTCCGCCCCAGTAGTAACGGCCGTTATCGTCCGTCAATAGATCGAACGCTTCCCAGTCTTGCGGATTCAGCAGCCAGCCGGTGGGCATCTGCTTGCCGTTGATCAGCAAATTGGTAATCGCCTTGCGTGCCGTCACTGCGATGTTCGTTACGAACGCCTGTACTAACACGCCGCTGACGTTTGCCAGGCCGGTGAAATTCTCGCCCGCGCCGCTGCCGTTAAGCATCTGGTTTTCCAGCTCTTCGTCAAGGTCAGCACGCAGTTCGTCGTCGATAATGCCGCGCAACTGCCCCACGTCGGACAGCGCCCGCTTCGTGGCCGGAATCCAGACGGCCAAAGTTTTGACCGTTTCCTGCACCTTCTCGAAGGTTGTAGTTCCCTCCGGTTTTTCACCACTGACTTCGCCGGTTGCACCAGTGTAATCAGTCACGTTTGATTCTGGCACAGTCGCGGCCTGAGTAACTTGTGTTGCCTGGCGCACGAACTCCACCGTGTCTGACATCGTAGTACGCACGCTGATCAAATCCCGCAGCCGCAGCGGGTAACGACCCAACGGCTCGTAAATGCCGGTGTAATCCGTCTGCACGAACGCCCCGGCGCTGGAATCGCTGGAACCGGTGACAATCGCTTTTTGTAGCAGGTTTTTGATTTCTACCGGGGGGGATGTGATACCGCGTGAAGATTCCGGGATACGGCCGTTAGGGAACTGTTTCATCCATCCCTGCCATATTTCCGACTTCACGAACTGCTGCCCCAGGCTCATAAACTGCTGTTTGCGCTGCTGGCGACCGCCGTCTCCGTTTGGCGGCTGGCCGTTCGTTTTCTGTCCGGCGGGCGGCGCGAAAAGGTCACTGAAGCCGTTAATCGTATCGATCAGGGCTTCGTTTTCCTTCTCTTTTTTCACCTGGACTTCGATTTCTCGCACTTCGTCCAGGACGCCGTTAACGGTTTCCTTTTCTTTTTCGGTAAATTCACGCTCTTCTTTGACCACCAGGTCGCGGATTCCACCGATTGATTTCCATTTTTCTTGCATCTGTGCAACGAGTTTTTCTGATTTTTTCATCAGGTTAGACCTCCAATAATCATTTCAATTTCTACGATTGCTATTTTAGTCATCAAATCATCGCTCGCCTTACCGTTTCCGGCCTCGGTTTCGATCTGTTCGATGCTTTTTATTTCCACCGTGCGCGTGTCAATCCCCGCACCCCGCGTGACTGGCCCCACGCCTACCACGTCCAGCTTGCGCAAAAAGCGCACCTGCTGGCCGTTAAATTCGCCCTCCCCGCTTTCCAGGATGTCAAAAGAGTATGACCATTCCGCCAGCGGCCCCAGGTTTTTTACCGTGCGGTAGTTTTCTCGCCCCGCGTCGGTGTCAACAAAAAATTGACCCTCAACCCACGCCTTTGCGCCATCAGATTGAATGATTCCCTTTCCGGCGGGCAGCGCCCAGCCATGATTCCACGGCTCAATGATCACTTCCTGCCCGTTTTGGAATGCGCCCGGCTCTGTGACCTCGACGTGATGGTCAATCACATTCAGCGTGGCGAATTCGGCGCGGAATTCGCCTTCGTTACCGTTTGCTTTTAGTTCAATTGGCGCTCTAAATATTTTTTGCTCCATATTTACCTCACGAAAAATCCACACTGCACTCGCAGTTTGCGTTATTCTCTGCCCCGCCCGCGGGATCGCCCGGCCATTTTTGGCCGGTGCTGAATCTGTCACCAATCGGAATCGTCACGCCGTTTAGCGCCGCATGTGCCGGGCGCGGGTTCGTGCTGTTCACACGCCACGTTTTAGTCAGCAGCCCGGCCGCGTTTGCCGCCTCATTCGCCCCAAAGCAACCGGCCGCCGTCACGCCGGTGGCTGCCTGGTTGATAGCCCATGTCGAAATTGCGGCGGCGAAAATGTTTTTTACGGCTTCCAGCGGATCGGACTGGTTTAGCGCGTCCGTTAATTCGTCCATCATTTGCCCGTTGATGCTCTCCGCCTGTATCCGGCTGTGTTCATTAAGCCAGGCCATCATACGTTCCTCACTCACGGCGACGCCGGTTTGTTCGGCGATCAGTTCCGCCCAGGCCGTCGCTGTCAACACATTGAGCCGCAGCAAATCGTCGCCCAGCTCCCGGTTCCAGCGTTCCACGTCATACCAAATGCCGCCAATCTCCATTTTACGCCCCTTCGGTATGCGGCTGACAATGGCCCTCTCCTGCCGCTGATAGTGGGCGGTCAGGACATCCGTCCATTTTTTGATGTGGTTTTGTCGCAGTTGCGGCGCGTGCGAGTTGAAGCGTTTTTGACCGTCCGGCAGCCGTTTGAATGCAAACTGTTGTTTTGGGGCGCTGTCGCGGGGTGACGCCTGCCCCCCGACCAGCACATTAAGCGGCGTCACCAGCTGATCCGCATCCCCGCCCAACGACGGCAAATTGAGTTTGGCCCTCCCTTCGTTGACGGTCATATACGGCCGTCCTACTGCGCTTTGCAAAGATTTCACCTGCTTATCAAAATCCCCTTGCAGCTTTTGCGCAATGTTGAATTCGCTATATACCCCGTCGGTATTCTCCCATTCCGGGAGGAGCTGCAAATCAATATCCTGCTCGATCATCTCCAGCCAGGGACCCAGTGAGTCCTGATACAAATTTTTATGCTGTTCGGAGATGTTGCTAAATGTGGCGTGATCTAAAATTCCCACCATCGGCAGGGGGATGTGATAGGCTCTGGCGCACTCTTCCCGCGTCAATTTGCGGCCTGCCAGATATTCTGACTCTTGCGCATTAAATGTGTTTGGCTGCCACTCCATGCCTTCCTCTAAAACGGCCGTTTTACCGCTGTTATCATCCCCGCTGTACAGCTCCTCGAACTCGGCCGTGAACCGCTCCCGCGCCGTATTGCTCCATGACGGCGCCGCCAACGGCCGTTTGATAATGCCGGACTGCCGCGCCGCATTCTGCCAGAATCCCTCGCGGTACTTCCCGGCTGCGTGTTCCTCCGCCAGTACGCGCCGCAGCGTTTCCAGCGGTGACAACCCGGTGATCGGGTTTTCTGGGTTGTAACCGCGAAAATGGATCACGTCATCAGGGTCAAATGTCACCTGGCGGCCGCCAA